TTCCATCTGCAACCTCAAAACAGTGTTTTGAGCAACCTGCGGCTAGCTTCCTAGTTTGCTCTTTGCTTTTCATTGAGTATAAGAAGTCCTTTTCCTTAAAGGAAGGGACTTTTTACTTGCTTTTCTGCTGCTTCCTCATTTGTCCTAAAGCCTTTTTTGTGTTAAAATGAATGGTATGAAAGCTAAAAAAATGTGGATGGCAGGTCTGGCTCTGCTTGCTATTGGGAGCCTTGCCCTTGTTACGAAAAAAGTTGCAGATGACCGTAAGCTCATGGAGACTCAGGAAGAGTTGACAGCAATTGTTCGAGACCATTTTTCCGACATGGGGGAAATTGCGACCCTCTATGTTCAAGTTTATGAAAGTAGTCTAGAAAGACTTGTCGGAGGGGTTGTTTTTGAGGATGGCCGTCATTATACCTTTGTCTATGAAAATGAAGACCTAGTCTATGAGGAGGAAGTCTTATGATACAACCAGCAAGTTTAGAAGAATTAGCATCTTTAGTAGAAAAAGAGGGCAAGAAGGTCTTTCTTTTTGTAGCAGACTGGTGTGGCGATTGTCGTTATATCTATCCTGCTTTACCAGAAATTGAGGAGACCAATCCAGAGTTCACCTTTATTCGAGTGGACCGAGACCAGTACATGGATTTGGCCAAACTTTGGGATGTTTACGGGATTCCTAGCCTTGTTGTTCTAGAAAAGGACAAGGAAATCGGTCGTTTTGTTAATCGCGATCGTAAAAGTAAGCAACAAATTAACGACTTTTTAGCAGGACTGAAATAGGAGAAAACAGAAACAATGATTTTTACATATAACAAAGAACATGTCGGCGATGTCCTTATGGTCATCGTGAAAAATAGCGGAGATGCTAAACTAGATGTGGAGCGCAAAGGCAAGGTAGCCCGTGTTTTCCTCAAAGAAACCGGGGAAACAGTGGCTTGTAATATTTTTGAAGTTTCAAGTTTGTTTGAAATTGCAGAGCGCGGTCAAGTCTTTTTGACAGATGAGCAAGTCGCTCGTTTGAACCGAGAATTACAGGCGGAAGGTTTTACAGAAGAAATTGTCAATGACAAGGAACCTAAGTTTGTTGTTGGTGAAATCGTTGAGATGGTAGTCCATCCAGATAGTGATCACCTCAACATCTGCCAAGTTGCAGTCGCAAGTGACAAGACAGTGCAAATCGTTGCAGGGGCTCCTAATGCGCGTGTTGGGTTGAAAACCATTGTGGCTCTTCCTGGAGCAATGATGCCAAAAGGCAATCTTATTTTCCCAGGCGAACTTCGTGGTGAAAAGAGTTTTGGCATGATGTGTAGTCCTCGTGAATTGCATCTGCCAAATGCTCCGCAAAAACGTGGTATTATTGAATTATCAGAAGACCAAGTTGTTGGAACTCCATTTGATCCAGCTAAACACTGGACTGCCTAAGAAGTTGTTAGTATCTGATAGACCAGCTAGAAGGAAATAAGATGGCAAAAAATGTTGTGATTACAGGAGCGACATCAGGAATTGGTGAAGCGATTGCGCGTGCTTATCTGGAGCAGGGTGAGAATGTCGTTCTAACTGGACGACGGACAGACAGATTAGAAGCCCTCAAGTCGGAGTTTGCAGAGGCCTTCCCAAATCAAACAGTTTGGACTTTTCCACTAGATGTCACGGATATGGCTATGGTAAAGACTGTCTGCTCTGATATTCTAGAAATGGTAGGGCGGATTGACATCTTGGTCAACAACGCCGGACTGGCTCTAGGTTTAGCCCCCTATCAGGACTATGAAGAGTTGGATATGTTGACCATGCTGGATACCAATGTCAAAGGTTTGATGGCAGTCACTCGCTGTTTCTTGCCAGCAATGGTAAAAGCCAATCAAGGACATATCATCAATATGGGCTCAACCGCAGGAATCTATGCCTATGCGGGTGCAGCAGTTTATTCAGCTACCAAGGCAGCGGTTAAGACCTTTTCAGATGGACTGCGAATTGATACCATTTCAACAGATATCAAGGTGACCACCATTCAGCCTGGAATTGTCGAAACAGATTTTTCTACAGTGCGTTTTCATGGTGACAAAGAGCGGGCTGCGTCCGTTTACCAAGGAATTGAAGCCTTGCAAGCTCAGGATATTGCAGACACAGTAGTCTATGCGACCAGTCAACCTCGTCGTGTTCAGATTACAGATATGACCATTATGGCAAATCAACAGGCGACAGGTTTCATGGTTCATAAAAAGTAAAAAATTTCCTCGAAAAGTTACAAATTTCTGTAACTTTTTTTGATTTCCTACGAATAGATAAGTAGGAGGAAGAAAATATGTATAATAAAGTTATCTTGATAAGCTTGACTAAAATACAAAAAGGCGCTAAACCCTTTAGAAGTCTAGCGTTATTGTCATATCATCTCCCGTGACAACTATCTCTTTTATCACAGATTTCACTATTTTTGAAGCTTCTTCGTAACTCAATTTCTCGATATCAAAATCTTTTAACAAGCGAGATAACTTCCTCTTTCTGATGCTCATCACGTTTGATTTTTGATTTTTAAGTTGTTCTTCCAGATACTGCCTTTCTGTTTTTATTTTAGCATTTTTCTCGTCTAACTCTTTTCGAGTGATAATTTCATCCAAATACAATTCTGTTAGTTTTGATACTTGCTTATTTATCCGTTCTAGTTGTTTCTTAATATCCTCGACTTTAATTGTTTCGTCTTTCTTAGCAAGAGTTTCTTCCTTGTATTTTGGATCAAATTTAAGTCTTTCCAGCTCTTTTATTACTCTCTTTTCAAGCTCGTCTTTTGAGTACCAACCTGAGTTACACCTTACTGCCTTATCTTTATGGTAGCGATGTCTGCATTGATACTTGTATTTAGATGCTCCATTTTTATTCTTTGGAGCAACGTATAAGCCTAACGATGCTCCACAATATCCGCATTTCATCAATCCTGAAAGCATATATTTCGCTCGGAATGGTCGTGGATTGTTATTCTTTTCTAAAGTTGTTATCTGTCTTCTTTCAACTTCTAGCTGAACTAAATCAAATAACTCTTGGCTAATTATAGCATCGTGCTGTCCCTCAAATACCTTGCCTTTATATTTCGATTTGCCAAGATATGTTTCGTTTTTTAATAAGTATTTAGTTATAGTTTCGCCCCAAGGTCTCTTCCTTCCAACGTGGCCTTCAGCGTTTAAATCTCTGATTATTTTAACTACTGGCTTACCGTTTAGATATTCCGTGAAGATACGCTTTACAATAAGCGCTTGAGTTGGATTGACTGACAAGATACCAGTTTCTTTTGAGTAATCATAGCCGAACGGTATCGTAGTCCAAGACATGGATTTCCCGTTCTTTGCCCGACCTTCTTTCCCCAACATCATTCTTTCTTTTATCTGCTCACGCTCAAGCTGGGCGAATACTGATAGCATACCAATCGAAGCCTTGCCGAATGGTGTAGAAGTGTCAAAGTTTTCTTGCAAACTAATAAATGCCACATCGTTTTTGGCAAACACATCCTCAATCAGAAACAGAGTATCTTTCTGGCTACGGCTCAAGCGATCAAGTTTATAGACAAGTACGATATCAATTTTCTTTCGTTTAGCATCTGAAATCAAGCGCTCTAACTCTGGTCTTTGGGTGTTCGCTCCAGAGAAGCCACCGTCAATATAAGTATCGTAGATTTTCCAGTCTTTTATTTCGCAGTATGCTTCCAGCTTTGATTTCTGTTCATCTATCGAGTAACCTTCATCAGCTTGTGAAGCGGTTGAAACTCTGACGTAGATTGCTACTTTATTTCGCATTGCGTTTACCTCACTTTTTTGATAAAATGGGTACAAGAAAAAGAGCTTTTTAATGCTTTTTTCTTGCCTACAGCCTCACGATCTCGGTCGCCAAACTTCTGAGCGTGGGGCTTTTTTTGAGTTGTTTCCATTTTGGAAACAGTTGCTTTTTGCTATTGTTCGTTGGAAATTAGTATAAATCTAACCAAAGAACCTCTTTTATCTTGTCGAGTAGTTTTTTATGGTCGTCTATATCTAGTTTGTAAGCTAGTTTATAGACTTTATCAAACAACTCTTTTCCTGTTGCATCTAGCATTACTTGTCCATCACTATCTATCTTTTTCTTGTTTTGCGGTGAAATGTCCGAACAAAAACATCATGAAACTAAAGAGCAGAAGTATGACTCCGAAAGGAGGAGTCAGAAAAAGTAGTATTATAGAAATTACTAGATAAAAAAGCGATGCCTCTTTGTAATCTTTTGCTGTGTGTTGCTTCTTGCTATTAGAGGTAAGAATAGATTGTCGTTTGTTGGTGACTACTTTCTTTTTTCTCTTTTTGGATGATTTAAACAAACCTGAAAGTCCAAAAGTTGTCTTATGATAAACCTTGTTATACAGGGCTTTTTTTGGATTTTTAATCCATCCCATCCCTTTCTTACCATATCCTGGGATAATAGCTTTTTTGACCTGTCTTTTCCATTTACTAGTGGTTCTAGCTTTAAAACTTCTGGTTAGACTTGGTTTTCTCATTCCTATTTTCATATTTTTTCTACCTATCCTACAAGTGCTAAATACTCTTCCTTAACCATAACTTCATCAGCTATAGTTTTTAGATTGTATTTTTCCATAAATGCTAAATAATTGAAAGTGCTAGTATCTTCAGCGATATCTAGTTCTGCTTTCATGAGATGATGAATCATGTTGCGATTTGCTTCTAGTTCGCACTTCTCACGGAAATTTTCGTAAATATTTGGCGAATGGTTGCGATGTCCTATTTCATGCAGAGCGACCTGAACCCTTTTATCTTCAGA